TAAAATTGCCCCTTGCCTTCTGTCCAACTTTGTGAAACAGGGTATATGTCTAACTGATATTCGGATTGTACTCCAACCTGCTCAGTCGATGTAAGGTTTAAATAAAATTTACAATTAGATGAAATCGTTCCATCTGATATAGATGCTGAAATTGTTGAGGTATCAAACTTTGTTAGTATTCTGCTATTACCTATTAGTATGCTATCAGTCAGAGTATCGTAAAATTTAGTTACTTCTAATATTTCATCGCCACCAGCATTCTGTGCTCTTAGTGCATCTTGTTCGTATATTGTAGAATCCTTTTGTCCGTATATTCTATATATCATTGTTTATCTCCTTAGAATGATTGAGTTATCACTTTACCTTTTATATCCAAATTAGGAAATTTAACTTCAAATATTGATGAATCTTTGGGTGGGAAAATCACACCCATCTTTGTAGCGGTGTTAATACTATATTTGTTAGGTGCATAATTACCATTATATTTATTAGATATTTGTAACCCACCAGCACCTTGTGCATCTGGTCGGGGTACTGTTTGAACTCCTTGAATGCCATCTAATAATACATATATTTGAGATAATGTTATAGGTTGGTTTATACTCCAATTATCAATATTAAAATAATCTTTTAATGCTGCTATACATCTTAGTAAAGTTTCGTTTGAATTTGCATCTGGTAACACTATTATATCGAACTGAATTGCTATGTTAACAATAAATGCATCTTTGATATTAACTGCATCAGTTAACATTCTATAATATGAAATATACGTTTTAAGATTATTCTTAGTTGCGTTGTTTAACTGAGTTAACTTTTTGTTATTATCATACCCCAAAGTATATAAATTTAATGCCAATGGATTTGGAATCTCAGTTGATACCACATCACCATCTACCTTTTTGTTTTCTATTTGATAATCTTGTAGTATGTATGCTTTTGCTACTGAACCAAATTGTGGCGGTAATGCGTAACATCTCATAATGTAATCTTCACGTGATACAGTTCTGTTCTGTGCTGCAAAGTATGCCATTGCGTTGTTGCGAATCTCATCATCGGATTCTTTACTCCTACCACCAACAGCAGGGCCTGGGTTTGTAACTGCTAATGAATTTTGTACGAATCGTAGGGTGTCTTGATTTAAACTTAATGTATCATCATTCTCAAATGTCTTACCAAGTATGTTAACTAAATCTTTAGCGGGTACATTATCTTTAATTCCGTTACCAACAAAATATTCAACTGTAAGAGTTGTATTGGATGGTGCTACTCCGTATGTTTTTGTATATAAAAAGTTTGATGGGTCGATACCTTGGTCTAACGATGCGTTAGCGGTGTATAGTGCTGAACCCACATTATCTGGATTAGGGATTATTTCTTCATCAGCGTTTGATGATATACCAGCTCCGAACTGAACTGTTAAATTACTCTCATCTTCAAATTTAGTAATGAATCTTTTAGGAACTCTATTCAGTTGTAACAAATATGGAGTTTCACCTGCGTGTTGGGAGAAATCTAATGTGTTGTCTTGGTTATTTTCAATTTGGTCAAATACAGTATCTTGTGCTAAGAATGGGACTTCTGTCCAAATATCAGCATCTTCATCTGTTATAGATTTTATTTTAATTATGTTTGGGTCTGTTATTCGTATCTTATCATATATCTTAGGAGAGCCGAATGTAAATGTTTGTGTCTTTACAGTACCACTTGTAGCTTTTACTTGCTTTTTAAGTAAATAATATATTGGTTCATTTGTATTCTCATTAATACTATATACCGAAACTTCTGTTGGATTAAATGATGATGAAAACTGAAAGTTAATATCAGTTGTTGTTCTAAATTCAACTTCTTGGGATTCATCAGAACCGACACTCATATTTCTTGCAACCTTTAACCCATATGAGTAATCTGGGCTTACATTATCACCTGTACCTTTGGATGGTACTAATTGAAACACATCTAATGTTACTGCGGCTGGTACTACATTTTTAGGTTTATATCCATAAGTTGCTGCAAGGTTAAAAAGGTTTGCTTTCTCTTCTGCATTTATAAGTAACGATTCTCTTAACTGAGTATCTGTATAGAATGATAGAACATCACCAACATACGATGCCATCTCAATGAACATCATACCAGGAGATGACTCGTTAAAATCATTAAATGTATTTGGAAAATAGGTTTTAGAAAAATCAATTAAGTTTTTTCGTAATTGACCAAAATCCTTTCCAACTAAGGAAACATCTTTTCGTACTAAATCTGTTTTATTTGTCTTTGCCATCTATAAACCTTATTCTATTGTAGTTGTACCAGCTGAATCTATGAATATCGTTATCTGTTGATTAGCCCCTTGTTCTGTAACTTTGAAATCTAATGATATGTTTACATAATTTCTATCAAAGTCAGGAGTTACCGTCAGCTTATCAATTACTATATATGGTAACCAATACCCAATATCCTCTCGCATTTGTTCATCTAATGCAGAACCTAAATCATCATCCATCTGCTCAAACATAAGAGAATAAACCGATGAACCAAACTCTGGTTGAAATAATCGTTCACCTTTTCTGGTTAATAACAAATTCTTTAAATTTGAAATTGATTGCTCTTCGGTTGTATAGCTTAAAGAAAACAATCCTTTATTCTTACCGAATGGTAAAGTTATCCCAATTGCTACATCTTTTTCAAAATCAAGTGGGTTGTGGAAGCTTTCTTTTCTTTGAGCCATTTATTACTTTCCTTTTTTAGCGTTAATGGTTTTCATTAATGCTGAATAATCTTTTGTTAGTGCTGCTCCTACTGCTGCTACTTGTTCGTTGTTAATATCAACCGGCCTACCATCTATATCTGTGGTTGGCATCATACTCTGTTGACCATTACCATACCCAATTGCATCTGCCATTCCAGCTCTATTGAATCCTTGTGCTTGATTTGCTCCGAATTGATTATCCATATTTCTCCACTCACCATCGTTGGCAGTTTCGTTTAATATAGAATTTAGTGTTGGGTTTTTTGTAAACTCTTTATCTGTCTTAGCTTTAGGTGTACTTGCCCTAGATTCTTCCAATACATGGGAAATATCCAACGGGTCTCTTTGTTTAGTTTTGCGTACTTCTTTGATAATTGGTTTAGAACTCTTTCTAACCTCTTTTAAAAGTGGTTTAAGTTCATCTCTAACTACCTTTCGTACAATCAATTCTAATAGTGTTGCTAATTCTTTTGCTTTCATTGTGTTTCTGTTTGTATATAAATATTAAAGTCTTTTGTTTTATGATACCCCAACCCAAGGAAAAGGTGGGCCTGGTATTGGTGATGGTGCTGCAGGAATTAATCCATTGTACACACCCTGCACAGTTAGTAGGTGATTTGTGAATGCTGATATTAATTTTCCACATATAATACTACCCATCGGAGATGGTGCTGGTGGATTGTTAAATGCTGTATATAATCCAACATCTAATGGTGATGGCGTTCCACCTGTCAATACAGTAACTCCCACAGTTGGTGATACATATCCAGGTGGAGGTGGCATCGGAGTCCATGTAACACTTGCCCAATATTTTACAATCTCAGTTGACCATTTTAAAAACATAGGTGGGGTTGGAGGTCCTTCGGAATCTTTTATCTGATTAAAGGTATCCAATATTGCATCTTCGATTGGTTTAGTTGGTGGTGCTACTATAATTGCCGAACCGGGGATTAATGTAATCATAGCACTCGCAACGGAAACTCCATATGCAGTAGCTATAATCTTTGCTGTATCTGCCTCAGTTTTTTCTATTGGAGCATCTAAGAAAGGTGCTACCGTTGATGTGAATGATGGGAATAGTACTGGCATTTATTGAGCCATTAATTTTAAATCGGTTAATAATTTTTGAACATCTGCTACGTTTGTTGCAGGGCCAGTCGGTCCGACCCCAGTTGCAAATGTTGCAGTCCCAGCGGTTAAATCTGCGACCTGCTGAACTAATGCTTCTAATAACGTAAACATCTTATCCATATCCATTGCCCATGCTGGAGTTGCTATGTTTACTGATTT